TACTTGAAGTCAGTGTTTTTAAATACTTATTTCTTTGACTTTAGGCTTGCAATTAACACAAAAAAGTATTACCTTAATAAGATAAACTAACTGAAGTATATATTATGATAACTTATGATAAAGACACTCTATTTAAAGAGTTTAAAGACGCCAAAGCAAAAGATGTTGCTTTGTCCACACGAAAAAGATTAGAAGATAAAGAAACTGATATTTACACAAATCGTATTCAATTCTTTAAAGACCATATAAAAAATAAATCTGTTAACCCTAGAACTTATGACAATTTAGATATTAATTTTGAAGAATTGTTAAAAGCTTATGAAAGCGAAAATCCTAGAGATTACTTTTATTTGTCAGTATTTGGTAAAACTTATGACCAAAAAATGTGGGAAGAAGAAGCTGAATTGGAAAATGAAAAACTTGCGAATATTTAGTTTACTTGCGATTTTGTTGTTAGTTAACCAGTGTGCGAATAATCGTTCTCACGCTGGTGCTTTTTTAGGCGCTACAACGACCACAGCCGCATGTTTACAATTTACAGATAATCCAATTGTAGCTGCTACATGTGCAGTCGGTGGTGCTATTGTAGGTGCTGACATTATGTATGGTTCAGATTATGATGTTCATAATGCTGTATTTGTTGATCATTTAAATAGAGGTTCATCTTCATCATACACAAATTGGCATAATGAAGCCACTAATAATTCAGGTAGTGTAAAAACATATTCAACTTACATGGAGGGCCCCATGAAATGTAAAGATTACGAGTCAACAATTGACATAACAAGCCAATGGCCACTAATTGGTATAGGCGGTATTAATAGAAAAGTAATGTTCGGTATTGCTTGTCAACAACCGGATGGAAGGTGGGTAGAAAGAGATAATTATGGAAGAACAAATTAAATTATTAAAAGCAAGAGAAAAAGCTATAATAGAAGAATTGGAGTTTAGTCCTCTAAGAAGTTTGGAGAATGAACTTTATGAACTAAGAGATACTTTAGAAAAACTTGAAAACAAAGAACCATTAATTTATAATCAATATGATGCCTTTGATAAAGATTGGTCGAAAAACATCATAAAATATGGATCAGAATAATGGGATTAAATCCTAGAGAAAAAAAACAATTAGAATCAGTATGTGTAGGCTTATGCTTATATTTTATATTAATTTTAATGTTAATATCAATATCTAAATGAGTAGTAACTTAAAAAAATTACCAGAATTTTTAAAACCATTTTTTATAGAACTTAAAGATACAACTATCTTTATACTTAATGATATTTTTAATGGGATTAAATTGATATTGCCTAAAAAACAAATGATATATTCTTGGAGATTTAAAAGAGTAGTGCCTAATTTACGAAAATATTTTTTAGTAATATTTTTAATCTATTTTGTTTTACATATTGTTATTTCAAAGGTAAAAGCAAATGAAACTTTTGTTATGCCTAAAATAGAAATGTCCGAAGAAGAAAAACAACACGATAATGCTTTATATCAAAAGGTAATTAAAGATATAGATAATTTAAATAATAAACATACATACGAATTGAGTAGAACTATAACACCAAAAGAAAGTGCTAATCAAAACTGTTATGTATCTATAAAAATTACACAAGAAGGAGAAAGTATCGTTAAAAAAGAAATTTTGGAGTGTGCTGACGGTAGAAAAGGTTTAATTACACCTAGCTATTGGGAATTATTTGCACAATTCTATTATAGAGATGTATCGGCTCCTGAATATTGCCGATATTATAGTAGACCAGATCACGCCTTTAAATCGTTCGGAAAGACGTGCCTAAACAAGAACGGTGAATGGAGAGTGCAATAATGTTTAAAAACATTATAATCGCTACACTCTTGTACATGTTAGTATTTAATGTGTCGGTTAATGAACTTTTTAATACACTTAGAAAAGGACTTGACAAAACACAAGAAATAGTGTACGATATACAAAGGAGTGTGAAATAATATGATGATAAGAACAATAATGATAGTAATATTAGGCATGCTAATGGGAGCGTGTGCTAATACTGGTTTAAATCAAACCTATGAAATTAAAGCAGAAAAAGAAAAAACGTTAGACGTTGTTCCTGCTTGGTACATGAATCAAATAAAACAAAAAGAAGTTTGTAATCTTAACTCTATAGAGTCAAAAGGCACAGACAAATTATGTTTATTTGGTGCAGGTACTGCTGTATCGCCTGATTTAAACCTTGCAATTGAAAAAGCTAGAATGTTAGCAAAAGCGGATATCGCTGATGTTATCAAAGGTGAGATGAACAAACAATCTAAACAGTTTATAACTGAATTAGGTAAATCAGAAACTAAAACTGTAGTATCACAAGTTGAATCAACTTTAGTGAACGTAATACAAAATACACCTGTAAGAGGTTATGAAGTATTTGCTCAAGAAGTAACAGCAACAAATCAAGGTTACTATAGAGCATGGGTTGGTTTAAAACTGCCTTTAGGTGAATATAATAAGATGTATCACTACAATATTGAAGAAGTAGCTAACTCTTATAAACTAAAAGAAAAGGCTGATCAAGCGTTTAAAGAAACAGTTAAGAACGTTGAAAACAAGGCTAACTAATGAGTGATATATCTAGCATTTTAATATATTCCAAAAATAATTGCGGATATTGTGTTAAGGCTAAGTTGTTATTAAATAACCTTGGCCTTAATTACTCAGAAAAGAAATTTGAAGATTTTACTTCAACAGAAGCATTATTTGAAGATATAGGTAAAAATGTTAGATCAATGCCACAGATTAAAATTAATGGAGAACTTATAGGTGGTTATAATCAATTAGTTGAATATTTACACGATAAAGGTTTAGTTAATTTTGAAGGTAAAATTATTAATGAGTGATAAAGATAAAGTTATTCTATTTCCTTCTGATAGAATTGTTAATAAACAAACAGCAAAACAAGATCCTAAGGCAACAGAAAGAGTTAGATTAGAAAATACAAAAGAATTTGTTGAGGGTAATGTTGATGAAATTGCCATGATGATGTTAAGAAAATTTGTAGAAATGGCCATGTTAACAGAGAAACCAGAATTTACAAAAGATTTAGGTTTATTAGTGGATATTATGAGAGGTATGATTTATAGAGATTTTGATGTTGACCATCCAGCACAAAGATTAGCTGATAAAATAGTTGATGTTAAAATGACAAGATTCGGGCCACAAGTTATTATTGATTATAATAAAGTAATACCAGAAGAAAAACACAAACCACATAAACCTTTTAGTAAAGATATTAAAGATGAAATTAAACGAACCAATGACGGTTGGACGGATTTTGAACCAGATTTTGAAACACCGGATGATTGGGAAAAATAGTTTTATAGAAATTCCTAATGGAATCGCCTTTGCAGGTTGTAAAATAGCAATTGAAACAAGGAGAACATATAATGTTTAAAACATTAAAAAGAGCATTTACACGTGGTAATGCTTCAAAAACACAAAAAGTACTTAACCTATTGTCATCTGGAAAACCAGTGTCATGGAAAACTTTGAGAGACAGATTTGATCTAGTATCTCCAAGAGCTATGATTGACAAATTAAGATTAGAAGGAAATATGATTTATATCAATAAAACTTCTAAAGGTACTTCATATAGATTAGGAACACCATCTAAAGCAATTATTGCTGCTGGTATCAAAAAACTATATGGAAAAGAGTTATACTCTTATAACGCTTAATTAGTGTTGATAGAGGCGAGAAATATATAACGCTCGCCTCTATTTCAAAAAACAAGGAGATTTATGGCATACGAAGTAAAAAGAAAATTCAAAGATAGTTTAATAGTAGAAAAAAAAATTAATTCATTAACAGATAGAGAATCGTACTCACAAGAAATAAATGAAGAATATGGTGAGGGTGGCGGCTTAAATGCTGGTTATGATGTAGTAGAAGCAGTAGCAAAATATTCTAATGAACAAGGTAAAAAAGGTAAAGAATACGGTAAAGATTTTATATTTAAAACTACCAGTTACAATGAAGTAATGGGAGACGAAACAGTAGTTTTTGAACATAAAGCATAATGATTTTAATTGACCTCAACCAAGTTTTAATATCAAACCTTATGGCGCAAACCAGAGGTAAAGCTGAAAATATACCTAATAAAGAAATGATTAGGCATATGGTCATCAATTCATTAAGAGGTTTTAATTTAAAATTTAAAAAAGAATACGGTGATAAAATAATTTTATGTGCCGACGCTGGAGATCCTTGGCGTAGAGATATATTTCCTAATTATAAACATGCTCGTAGAAAAGGTAGAGTAGATTCAGCCACAGATTGGGATAATATATTTAATGTAATTACAGAAATCAAACACGAAATTGCAGAAAACTTTCCTTATGTTATGATGTATGTAGAAAAAGCCGAGGCTGATGACATTATAGCAATACTTGTAAAGCATACAAACGAACCTATTATGATTATAAGTGGCGATAAAGATTTTATACAATTACAAACAAAATCAAATGTTAAACAATATAGTCCTATACAAAAGGTATTTGTTGGTGAAGGAGTGAATGCTAAGAAGTTTTTACATGAACAAATTATAAAAGGAGACCGATCAGATGGTATTCCTAATATATTAAGTCCTGATGACATCTTTTTAACAGGTGAAAAACAAAGACCTATTAATAAGAAGCGACTTGAAGAATGGGCCAATGTTAGTAATATACCTCTTGGCAGTGAAACCAGTAAATATTATGAAAGAAATAAGAAATTAATAGACCTTTCTTGCATACCAGAAGAGCTAGAAAGAACTATTATAAATACTTATAAGAACTATAAAGTACCTAGCAGGTCCAAACTGTTACCTTATTTTATAGAACATAAACTAAAATCGTTAATGAGTAACATTGGTGATTTTTAATATTCGAATATTGGAGTAAATAATTATGGCAGAAACACAACAAACTAGTCATCCTAGTTTAATGAGTAAAAAAGGTTTAGATGCTACGGCTCGTACGGCCACTAATGCTAGACCATTAGCTCACGAAATATTTACGCAAGTAAATAACGCAAAAGATAAACCCAAAAAAATTGAAGTATTAAGAAAATACGACAGTCAAGGTTTAAGACAGTTATTAAAAGCTGCTTTTGATCCTAAAATTACTTGGGATTTACCAGAAGGAACACCTCCTTACATAGCTAACGAGGCACCTGCTGGAACAGATCACACATCTTTATTAGATGAAGCAAGAAAACTTTACCTTTTTATCAAAGGTGGAAGTAATATACCAAAAGTAAAAAAAGAAACTCTTTATATACAAATGTTAGAAGCATTACATAAAGATGATGCTTTAGCATTAATTGCTATTAAAGAAAAAAATCTCAATCTAGTTTATAAAGGCCTTACAGAAAACTGTGTAAAAGAAGCTTTTAACTGGAATGATGATTTTATGAGGATGTAAGGTTTTAAGGGTTTTCCTAAAAAACCCTTTAAAAACAATGACTTCAAGTCATTGATTTAATTGACTTATTTCTTTTCATATAACACTTGACCTAAACACATTAAAGTGTTACCTTATATACATAAACAACAAATAATAAATATTATGAAGAAGTTTTTGATTTACATTACTATACTAGGTTTACTAGTGTATGGCCTTTTAACCCTTTTTATGAAGTCGGTTAAAGCTAGTGAATATAATACTGCCGTTGTAGGCCATGTTATTACACAAAAGATATCTGGCCAAACAGTTGATGCTTCTAAACTGATGGAACAAGAATTGGCACGAGTAGCACATTTATTTGCTATTGATAGTATCAATATATTGCAGAAGTATTTACCTGCTATATTAGATAAAGCGGCCGCTGAATTAAGACTTGAAGCAGATAAATCATATAAATGCAGTTTACTAAAGGATACAAAGATACAAGACGATTGTAAGTAATGTATGATAAAGGTAACAAAAAAGAAAGTCTTAACGATTAAAAAGAAACTTATGCCATTGTTATCTTCAAAAGAAAAATATTCTACCACATATAA